CATATTGAATAGGTGGTTGTGGTAATTTGTAATCTTCTGGATAGTTCTCGATAATGCCATACTTACCCTGATAGGCTTCTACAAAACCATCTACTAAATCACCTATCTCTGAGTACAGGGTCTCTAATGCTTTGTGTTCTGCATAAGACTTTGTTTGCAGGTGAAGGATATGTGCATTAGTTACCGCATGAAGTAAATAAATAACACACTTCTGGACTGAGTATTCTTGGTTATCTTCCATTTCTTCTTCCTTATATCCAGATGCATATGCCGCCTGACCAACTTGCATGGCTTTCTGCTTAGTTGGGAATGGTCCTTTACTTCCCCAGAACCATCCTTTATCAGTATGTCTAATTGGCATTATTGTTTAGGTAATTTAACATCACTATAAGTATATAGATAAACTAATTTTCTACCAAGACTTTTTGCAGGGATTGATTCTCTGGTCACATATCTCTGTTTGTGCAAATAGCATAGTGCCATGCTTACTTCAGTTACTTTAAGGGTTGTGTCTATATCTTGGATTTCACGCAATGTTAAAGGTTTATTAGCATTAGTAAATACTGCTCTTACTTTTTTAACTGCTCCTACCTGTTCTTCCATGTAACACCCCATATCATAGTTTGATTATTTCTATATCATAACATAATCTATGATAAGTTAAATTGCTATTATTTGATTTTCTTTAGGAAGGATTAACCCAGATTGATTCATAAATAAACTGTTTGTTTGGTATCTGTAAATATTAATTTTTCTTTTGCTTGTCTGTTTCCATGTGTTTTTATGACTAATACCTTTTCTATTACCAACTTTTATCCATCCCATTTGAGACCAAAAAAAATTACTAGGCAAATCATCTGCACATCCACAGGCAAAATCTTCTATGCCTATTAAATTACCATGTGTAATACCTGCTGACAATAATGCTTTACCTCTGGTTATTAGTCTGGCATCTGCTTGTATGCATATTTGATTACATTTTGCTATGTACCCATAAGAGAACATAACAAAACCTACTAAATCATCATTTTCTACACAAACAAACAATCTATCATTACAAGTATTACTCCATCTTTTACCTGTTTTAATTCCTGTTATTGCGGCTTCATAAGCCATTTTAGGAATAAATCCTAGGCAAAGAGTTTCTTTTTTTGCTAATGAAACTATATACGGAATGTCTAATAAAGTTGCTAATCTTATCAAAATGGTGCTTCCTCACAATATAAGATTCTATCTGCAACTGGTTTGTATTTGAGAGTTAAAGAATCATCATTGCCAATAAAGTTTAAGGCTTCTTCTTTGATGTAGAACCCTCGCAAAGGACCATCAGCATCATAAACATAATACTTGATAGACTTCTGTTTTATTTTGATTTCAATCATATTATTCCTTTCAAGAATACTAATAGTGTAATGATTTATTAGAACTATGACAAGTAATTTTATAAATTGGTGGGCTACTTATTGTAAAGTCGGAAAAGTTGCTAAAAACCTGCTAGAACAGGAACGAAAGGAATATGTAATACCTATTAGCAACAAATTACAATTTTCACCCATAACTGGTGGGCTACTCGCTTATCAGGTAATCAGCCTGAACTTTATATGTAACTGCTACTTGCCCAAGGAGAGGGTCTTTCAATTACATACAAGTGCTTTCGCCCATAATTGGTGGGGTAATGGTCTTGAAAGGCTGTTCGTGTGAAGGAGCAGGAAAGATTTTAGTGGTTTCAGCACTCCATTACCCCAAAGACATTATATCAAAAAGGAACATCATCCTTAATGTTTACCATTCCTGCAAATGGGTCTGAATCTTTTGGTCTAGGTGGGAACATTGAAACCCATCCATCCCATCCAACAGGGATTGTATCTATCTTTAATGATAGCCCTTTATCAGATTCAAAACATACTCCCATCTTTACCCAGTTAGGCTTTTCTTCACCTTCCTTGGTCTTATATGTGCCACTTTTAGCCTTTAATTCATATTTAACTGATGCCATACTATCCTCGCAATCTATCTATCATACTTTGGGTTTCTTTCAGAAACAATAAAACTTCTGTTTCCATCTCTTTTATCAATTCTTCATCACGACTAACTTCTTTAATAAACAACTGATTCTTCTCTGGTAGTCTATTGTCAAAACTGACAAAGTAAGCCTTAGCCCTACCTGTAACCCATAATTGGCATTGGATTTGTTTATAATACTCTACTGGGCATCTATCCTCAAAAATATAATCTATGTGAGTTGTAGTGTTTGGGCATTTAACCTCTACCACAGTATCATCACCAATTAATGCATCTGGGCTAACCCCAAGCCATTCAATCTCTGGATGTTTCCAGAACCCTGTTTTCTCTGTTAGGGTCTGAGTTGCATTTTGGAAAGCAATCTTAGCAAGTTCCTCAGTATCTATCCCATGTTGCATTGCATCATTAGTATAGGATTCAGTAACTTCCCCAGTAAGCCTTTCTGCCACCAGTTTGACCATGTATTTATGTCTGGATATACCTTTACCCTTTGCCATTACATCTGCTATAGAACTGGCAGATACATAGCCTAATTTGGCTTTCTTCCACTCCAAAGACCCTTGGTCTAGGTTAATTGCATCTTGAATCATTCTGTACACCTTAAACATATTTTCATAGATAATGCTTGGGCTTCTATTTCATTAGCAAATCCATAGGCTTTTTCATAATCTTTTTCCTGACACGCTTCATGCATCAATCTGGTCAATGCAGTAATCCTTAGTATGTATTCTGAGTAGTCCATTTTTTTCCTTTAAATAGATTGTTTAAACCTGTAATGTAGTTCTTACCTTTTGTAGTCAATGTAATACTTTTGTACCTAGAATCATCTTTACTTGCAGTAGATTCTAAATAACCCTGCTTAATGCTCTTAATCAATGCCTGATGAGTTGTAAACAAACTGCTGACCTTATGCTCCTTTGCCATGCCGATAATGTCTGTAACATTCATTGCTTGATGTTTATGGACTGCACCAATAATAAAATCTTGATAATGATTTAGCCCAGACTTTTGCCTATACAAAGTGTAATAGTATCCGTTCATTGCATACCTGCCTTTTTAAGAACTGCCCTAGCAAAATAGATAAATGCCTGTTCCATTGTGCTTCCGTTTAATGGTTCTATTTGATTTGCTACTTCCAATATTTCCTTATCTGTTAAAGTTTGTTTTTTAACCATCTGACAAATTAGTTCCCATTCTTTCAAAGTAGGCAATATATTAGGATTCATAATAATTGTTCGTTCATTTTCTATTTCAGTTATGTATGCTCTAGATTCAGTCATTCTTCACCTGCCTGTAATCTAATCTTTGCCGCTTTAACAAAATCCGATTCATAAACTTCTTTATTTTTAGTCAAATCAGACAATTTATACAAAGGAGTTAATTCCAACATTGAATCTGGTGGTAGTTCTTTATACAAAATTCCATTTGGTGATATGTATGCTGATGGTGTCATAGTTCCCCCTCAAAGTTTTCTTCAATAATTGTTGCTAATCTAATCTTTTTTTCTTCTGCCTTTTTTAATTCTGCAATGACATGAGTTGTAATTCCTCGCAATAACTCCACAATCATGTTTGCTGTACTGTTAGGAAAAACTAACCCTGTAGCCTGTGGTTGAGTTGTCTGAGCAACTGATTGCATAGACCAGACCAAGCAAACGATTAAACATAACTTTTTCATCTGTCATTCCTTTCTTTTTTGGCTTCATCACAAAGTTCTAAGTATTTTTTTGGTGCATCTGGATGCCACCCACCTATAAGTAACTGACAATTAAATATACTTTGCTTTTGATGGGCATAGTAAACAAATACACATAGGAAAGCGGCAAACAGTATGGCTACTAAAATATCAATGAACTTCATTAAACTTTTCATCCAGTCTAGTTAGGATTGATTCCATTCTTTGATTCCAAAGGATGCTATCCACATTAGTTGGCATTGTAATAGTATGCTCATCTACTAATTTTCTAAATATGGAATAGTCAATCTTCTTTTGTTCTTCATTAGTCATTTTGTACCCTTTAGTTCTAGTTGTTTTTGATTCTTTGCCTGTTCTAACTGTTTTAAAGCAGTTGGGTTGTTTTTTAACAGTTGGTAGTGGGCAAAGTATGTCTGCTTTAATTCATCCATGCTAGTAGCCAAATTTAAGGCATCCAGATAGGGTTGTACATCAAACTGAGTTACTGGTTCAGAAGGCAGGTCATCACCTTCAAAGATATTTAATCCAATTCCAAAACAGGCTATATTTTTTGTAATACATCTCATATAGGCTTTATTAACCGCCATTGCATCTGGGTTCTTTATTGCCTGATTACGAATGTCCATTACAGGCAGAATCATAGGTACAGTTTTATGAAATGCTGTAACTGTAGTCCTAACCATCATTGTTTCACCAAATGCTACAGGTTCTAGAAACTCCCAGACCGCAGTTGAATCCTGTTGTAATAGTATGTCCATAGCATAAGACCAACTCAGGTAATTAAACTGTCCACGCTTGGCTACATGAGCCGATACATCTAGGCTTCTTATCTCATTAAAATCAAATAATTTCATATCTCATCTTCCCAGTTTAGTTGTGCTTGTTTTTCTGCTATCTTTTCCCAGTAATCTAAATTTGCATGGTAGATTAATTGACCTAATTTGGCATAATCCATGTTATCAAGTGCCGCTTCAATCTCAGGCTTTTTTAAGTACAAAGCATCCTCAGAAATGGCTTCACATAAACTGGACAATGTAACCAAATGTTTTTCTTTTGCCAAAATATCCCAAGTTTCCTGCTCAATCCAATCATCTTTCATGCATTGTTCTTGAAATGGGCTTTCTAGCCATGAATCGTATCCGTTCATTAAAACCCCCCAGTTCTGTAGATGTAGATAAATGCCAAAGTTAAACTAATAGCAACTGTAAAGATAGTGCCGTAAATGTAGTCTTTCATAGTTGTTTTAGGCATAATCAGCCTCCCAAAACTTGGTTAAGTTTTTTGAAGTCACCTTTAACTGTGGCATAGTTATACACTTTGTCAAGATAGTCATCACCTTTAAGTTGAAATCCATGTTGCCATAGACCATGCAAGTAATCTAAAACCTCAAAATAACAATTGTAGGTAACTGAACCAACATAATTACCATCTTTATCTAAAACAGTTGTATGTTTTGAAAAGTAATTGCTTGGCTCTTTGATGTAGCCCCCTTGGGCAATGGCTTGGATAGCCTCTTTGAGTCTGATGGTTGCCATGGTTATGCTCCTTAGATTAATTGGTATTGGTTAGGGAATTTGGAATCTAGGTACTGCTTTGCTTTGTCAATATCAAGCACATTCAGAGTTCTGAATACACCATTGCCATCAGTAAGCAACTTGAAAGTTGTACCTTTCTTTTTGGCTTTGGCTAACTTCTTGTCCATCTCATACTGATTGACAATCTCATCAATCCAAATGCCCATGGTCATGGTGTACTCTTCCTTGCCATCAAAGCCTTTCCACTTAGGCAAAGACCTCACATAGTTGTGCAAGAGAGCATAGTTAGGAGTTGCCTTGAAGATGGTCTTGTCATCCCATGTTGAGAGGCATTCAACCTTGGGTTCATTGATGTCAAAGCAATCTACATCTACCTCACCCCCATTGCCATCATTGTGTACAAAGGCAAACTTCTTGTCATCAAGATACAGAGTGAATTGGTAGCCTCCTCCATCATAGGTAGACCAAGTTTTGAAACCTTTGATTGTGAAATTTGAGTTGTTCATTTTGTGTATTCCTTAAAGAGTTTATGAAGTGACCCCCCCTAAGGGGGAATTGATTTACTTAGATGTGACCTTGACTGAGAAGACTGCTGATGCTTTGGTGTATTGAGCAAGTTGCTCAGAGGTGATACCAAGATCAGCACACAATGTTTTGTAATCAACAACACTTCTGTTGGACTCAATGTAGGTAGCCTTGAACAAAGCACCCTCATAAACCTTTGCACCTCCTAAAGATGCTTGGTCTTTGATGGAATCCTTGATCATGTCTGCTTGCTTGGTGAGGTCTGCAATTTGAGCCAAGAGTTGACCCAATGTATCTACTGATACTGCTGAGATGTTTAGTGGTGCATTCATTTGTTTACTCGCTTTCGTTTAAGTTACCCAACTGAATTTGTGTTGGTGAGGTAAGTGTAAGCCCAACTTAAACGACAAACAACCCCTTTTTGCAAAAAAGTTGAAAATAATTGCAAAAAACCCTAAAACCTAGGGAAATCCCCTAGAAAAAAGCCTCTTCAAGGTCACATTTAGGGCATCCAACTCCCCCATTTTCTTGATTGACC